TAATATAAAAATATCAGGAACAGACACAAATGCACCCTCTACACTTGGTGGTGCAAACCTAGATAATCTGTCTGTATTAATGACCTATGACCCTGTTGTTTTAACAGCCACACAAACTGCTGAATTGAATACTACCTTTCAAGAGATAGAAGAATTAATAGAAGTAATGCCTGAAATAGAAGAATTAATAGTATTTGAAGAAATATTTTTTGAGGTTTTAGAGCAACCTGAAATAGAATTTGAAATGCTCACAGAATTAATTATTGAAGAAATAGCGACAGAAGAAATCAATACAGGAATTGTTAATATATTCTTTTCGCCTATTGAAACAGTAGAAGTTATAGAAATATCAGAACTACCAACATTGGAAAGTTTTGAAGAAATACCTATGGAGGAATTTTACAATGAAGAAACAGAAATCATTAGTACACAAATTGAATCTACCGAAGAAACAGAAGTTGGGTCGCCCATCAAGGAAACCACCATCACTAGCCGAGAAACTATCAATACAGCTAGAGGAGAAGAACAGGCAGAAGAAACTTCAGGAGAAAAAGTTAATGGAACAGGAAATGGAAGTGTATCAGGAGAAAACGAAAACAGAATTTCTGAAAAGTCTAGCGAAGAAACTACCGAGCCATCAGAAAATAATGTTGGAGAACAAGAAGAAGAAATCGTTGTTGCAGAATCAGAAACAACAGAATCCGAATCTAGTAACGAAACAAGAAATGAGTCTGAACAATCTGAAGAAAGCAATACATCTGAAGAATCAACAGATAGAGAAACAGAAACATCAAATTCTGAACAAGATACTAATACCAATAATGAAAGTAATTCAAATCTTGTCCAAGATATTTCGGTGGAAAAAATTAGACAAAAAGTAGAACAAATAGTTAAAGAAGTGGACAAGCAATTAGTTATCACTAACATTATAGTTGCAAAATCAATGAAATCTAATGTAGATATTGACAGTTATGCCCAAGTGAATAATAATTTATTTAACAATCAACCAATTATTGATGGTGGTAGTTATGATGAGTTCAGAGAATATGTTGATAACAGAAATATTTATCAACAAAGTCAAGTCATTTATAATGATGACTTTAGTAAATATCAAGAAGAAATTGATAACGCTAAAGCAGACACCATAAGAGCAATAGAACATTTGAGGAAAATTCGTGGATATTAAAACAATAGCAACAGGCATAGGATTAGTAATAACAATAGCTGGTTTATTTGTTTATCAGGGTCAATTAATTCAAAGAATTGATGTACTTGAATCTCAAAAAGCAGTAAACATTAAACCATTAGAACAAAGAGTAGCTGTTAATGAGGCAGAAATAAAAGTTCTTAATGCTGTCATTAAAGAAATGAAAGCAAGAACAGATAACCCATTATCTCAATAATTCAGCTTTTATATCTACTCTGACATTCATTCTTTTTGTTTTTTGTGGGTAGTTATACAAAAGAATTAAAATAACGAGCAAAAAAAAAGCACCCATGAAATTAATCATGAGTGCTTTCTCTGTTATGACCTATTTGAAGTTAAAAAAGCCATTTATAAGACTACCTAAAAGCTCACATTCTTCAGGTTTTTTCTTTGCCTGTTTCCTGTTAGAGTTTTTATTAACCTTTCTTTTCTTCGTTTTCTTCATAGTTTTTCTCCTATTAGTCTACTCGCCAAGTCCTAAAGCCATCTTCTACTGTCCTTATTCTAAATGACCAGCCTGGTTTAACAACCGATGCTCTAGATACTATCGCTATTGCGATACTTCTCTCCTTGACTAGAACACTATCACCAACTTCCATCTCTTTTAAGAAATCATATTTAGAAATACGATATCTTTTTATAAATGGTATATTTTTGTCTATTTTCATTTAACTTTTCCTGTAAGATTTCTCTTACTGTTATTAATTAATATTGTTTGATGCTTTAGTAGGTTAAATTATCAGATTACTCTGACGCTTGTTGGTCTAACTTCTTTTGATAGTACCGAAGTTTCTTTCGGTCTTTCTTTAGAAGTGTTTCTGTTCTCTTGATTGTAGTTTTTAACTTCTCCTCTTTTCTAAGAATGTTTTTAGTCAATCTTTCAATCATTAGAACTTCTTTACTAACTACTACTTTCGGCTTGGTCGGTCTTGTTAGACTTCCCAAATGCCATTTATGTTTATAAGCATACTCTACAAATCTTTTCTCCATACGAAATGAATTAAGATTATGTATTTTTGCCTCACTACCATATTTTCGATATTCAATCCAATGACAAGACATATGAATGATATCTTCCCAAGTAGTATGGGTATGAATCTTCCAATTTTGTCTGTCACGACACCAAGTTTTTCTTGCACCTGTTGTCGTATGGAATTTTATCCATTTAGGTAGTTTCTTTTTCATCTCCATACGATAGAATCTTTTAATAACTGAAACACATTCTTTGAATGTTGGTCTCTGATTATTATTTTCATCTCTCATTTTTTGATGAATTGGATTAACAAAAGTTTCATAATCCATAGGATTAACTTTTTTGTTAATTAGCTTTTTCATTTTATCGTTCATTTGAACTCCTTTAAAAAAACTAAAGCACCAAACTTGAACTCGCCTAAAGTTCTAGCACACCTTTTGGACAGGTAGTTTGATTGGTGAGGGCATCTTTACTATTTCCTCTAAGGCTCACACAATCAGTGACACTTTTTTAATAGTTAGTATATTTCATCTATTTTTAAAGCTGTTATCAAACTATTAACTTTCACTTTATAATACAATTATATCATACTTTATACCAAAAGTATATATCTAATTTTTTTGATTTCTAGTGAATACCCTATATAAGACCCTAATTGACCTCATTTTAACTATTTAATTTTTTTTAGTAGGGTTATATATAAATGATTGAGAATATTCTATATATTGAATAATTGAGGGTATTATCGCTAGATTACTTCGGTACAACTGAAAGATATGCCATATATGGAAACTTCATCAGCATTCCAAGATAATTCGTTAGAATCCATACGCATAACTGCTTTTGTGCTTGAATAGACAATCGCTGAATCGTTAGCCAATGCTGTCTTTAATGGTGGCTCAATTTCTACTGTTGCTTGACCACTTCCATTTGAAGTACAATCTGCTGTGACCATGTGTAATTTTTGGGTAGCACCACTTCCGAATTGAAGATAATCTCCTTTCTTCAATATAACTGTACTCGCAGTAGCACCCTCTATGGCTACTGAATAAGCACCTACTGAGTGAGCACCATTAACATTAATTGTTGAATCTAATCCACCTCGAATTGTTTTGCTGTCAGGGTCGCCCAATAAAAATGTTCCATATCTTCCATGTAATTGCATAAAAAATACTTGCCAAGCTGATGTATCTTCTCTATTCATAGGTGGCAATGTGACAGTTGTTGTCCATACTGCACCACCAAAATCTGCACTTTCACTAGACATTGTGAAAGGCGAAATAGAAACAGCGACACTTCTAACAATTCTCCATTCAGAAGTTTTAAAATTACTTGGGCTGGTTGGCATGGTTAATGGATAACTTGGAACTGTCATTATGCACCAAATGTCCTAGCAAAAGTACCACCACGACTTCTTGCCTCTGCTACTGCACTTACTGTTTCTTTTTTAATCTGTGGCATTAAATTCATAATTTCAGTTCTTACTGTTGGAACAACGCCTGTTGAAAAATTTAAACTTTGATTAATAGTGACACCACCACCAATTTGACTATTAGGAATTATATTACCAGCAGTATTCGGAACAAACATTTCAGCACCTCTTTCACCTACCATATATGGCATATTGGGTGCGACAAAACCACCATTGGCTTTTGGTGGGGGAAGAAAACCACCAACCATCTGATTAGCAATACCACCAGCGATACCACTCATACTAAATCCACCAACGCTATTCATATTATCTTTTAAATCGTTTAGAGCATCAGATAAACTTTCAATCAATGGTTTAATAATCATAATGTGCATAATGGTAGCAATAATTTCTTTGACAACAGTTTGTAAAATATCTTTCATGGCATCTTTAAAATTACCACCTGAAACGATAGCATCTGCAAATGCATCTGAAATACTTTCTCCAGCATCTTGAAAAGCAGTTTCGATTTCTGACATAACTTGTGCTACTTTTTTATTATGTTCTGCGAGTTCCATAGATTTCTTTTTTGCCTCGCTTAATACTTCGGCATTTTGTTTCAATTCACCATTGAGCAAATTGTAAGTTTCTGATAATGTTTCTGACCAATTTGCTAATTTCTCTAATTCTTCTGCCTCTTTCTGAGCAGATTTTGCAACTTTATCTAGCCAAGCATTTAATCCTGTATAAACAGCAACAGCAACTACTACTTTTGCTAATAATTTTTTGAATCCACCATCAGCTAAAGCAATAGCAACAAGAGATGCTCTTATAGATTTATAAGTCAAATCAATTTTTGATAATACTGACCAAAAAGCAATCATTGTATTTACAGCAAATGTTGCTACCATCAACGAAAAAATAGCTTTCAATGTTTCTTTTAACGAGGATAAAACTATTCCAATATTATCAACAGCACTACCTAAAGTTCGACCAACCATATTTCCATACGCTTGAACAACTCTCTCATTATCTGCTAGTGCATTGTCTAATCCCTTTAATTTGTCTTTTAATTTTTCAAAAAAACCCTCGCCAACTTGTCTTTGGAAATTGAAGAACTTATCTCCAATCATTGAAACTGTTCCTGTTAATGTTTTGGCTAATTCATCTGATGCTTTGCCAAACTTTCCACCCTCGCCAAATACATCTTCAAATGCTCTTGCTGTTTCTTCAATAGATACTTTTGTACCCATTTCAAAACCAAGCATTTGTCTAACACCTCTCTCCCTGAACATATCTGCTGATGCGATACCACCAGCGAAAGACCTTTGTATTTGTTCGGCTGTTGCTTGGAAAGATAATCCTGTAATTGAGGCAACATTACCTGTAATTTTTAATAATTTTGCTAGATGTTCAGCATCATCTGATACTACTGCTAATGACCCTGACCCTCTTTGTATTTCTCCCAAGCTGAATGGAACTTTAGAGGCAAACTTTGACATTTCATCAAATGCTTTGCTACCCTCACTAACCGAGCCAAATAATGCTGTTAATCTAACTTGTAAATTCTCTATTTCTACTGCTACATCAACAAAACCTTTAACTGCAACAACACCAATAGCTGTCGCAACCACAGCACCTACTTTAAATGCTGTCTTTGAAAATTTATCTAATGAGGCATTTGCTTTATCAAAACCACTAGACATTTTTTTAGATGCACCAGCGACAGCACCATTTGCTTTTGCTAGTCCTTTCTGTAAATCGCTTATATCTGCTTGGACTTTAACGATTAATTTATCTAATTCAGTTGCCATATCTTCGTTATCGTTCAGTTCTATCTTTTTTTGTGGGTTATTACCTTAATAAATTAACACCACAATCAATAATCAGGGTACATTTCCTTTAATTTATCTAATTCTGACCTACCCATAGGAGAGTCATTATTACCATTATATTCTTTAAAACCATTGATTGCCATAGTGATTTCCTTGATAGACATATTCCAAAAACACTTGGGGGATAGGTGCATCATTCCGACACAAACTTCATACCATCTTTCAATAGGTAATTTTTCCTTACCTGTTAAGACTCGCTTTTTTTTTCTTCAGTATCTTCATCTACATTCAATGCTAAAGCCAATAAATCACCCATAACTTTGATAGATTCAACAAGACCGATTTCCGATACTATCTTTTTAACATCATTATCTTTAACATCATTACCACCAGCACGAATACCTAAAGTAATAACAGTAATGATTTCAGATAGAGTTAAATCCCCTGATGATAATTTATTCGCAACTTTAAGAATCGAACTGCCTAGAGCAGTTTCAATTTGCATAATAGTATCAAGCGACATTTTCGCTTTGTAAGATACATTATTCGGAAAGTTTAGAGTCTTTTCTGCCTTTAATAGATTTGTCATTGTTCTTAACCTCAATCGTTATTTTTAAAGTTTCTTTTCTTTCTCCAACATCTTCCATAGAAGTTATCTTGTAATCTGTTGAATCAATCGTGACGCTTGTTGCCTTGCGTAGTTTTAAATCAAATGGCATTTCAATTTCAATCATATTATCAGATTCATTGACCATGCAAGGCATTTTCTTTTTTTCAATAGTAATATCTTTAGATGACCACATATTAAACTGTCGCTATTGTAATCGCACCAGCACTTTCAAAAGTCAAAGAATATTGGGCTGAATCATTATATTCGCCTGAATACTCCATACTAGTCACCTGAAATGCACCTGTAAAGGTGTTAAAATCAGGAACTAAAAATTGATAATTTGAAAATGTAGATGCAGAAAAAGCTGTTAAAACAGATGCATGTGTAGCACCATCATCAAATATTCCACTTCCTGAAACACTAAATGATTTAATACCAGCATTAGCTAATAATGTTCTTACTCTTGAACTGTCTTTGTTTGTTATATCTATTGTTTCAGAATTAATTGTGATAGATGTACTTCTTAAAGCACCAATGGTAGTAAATGTTTCTGGACTACCAGCGTTTCCTATCTTCATTAATACTGCACTTCCTTTCTGAACTGCCATTTTATTTACCTCTCGTTATTAACTGTCATATACAGTAAAGTCTATATTCACTATACCATGTCTTGTGATACCATCAACCTCTGTCATGGTTGTTGCATTATTTACATAACTCATAACAGATGATGCCCCACTTACAGATATTGTAGCATTATTGACTAAATTGTAAATTCTTTCCATTACATCTTTGATTTGTTTTTGACCTCTATATTGACTCCAAACTTCAATATTTACATTATAAATATTTCCATCTAATGTGTCTGTGCCTACATTGCTAACTGATTCTGACCCAATAATTACATAAGGATATGCTGTATCTTGTGGTGCTGATGAATCAAATATCTTATTATTTCCAACCAAACCATCTAAAGTGCTATCTCCTGATAAGAGAGAAAAGATAGCCGATTGTAAATCAAAAGAGTGAAATCCCATTATCTTAATCCTATATTTTTAGCAAACATCTTTCCAAATATCTTTGTATTTCTGTATGCTTTACTTCTCTTGCCCATAAATGGTCTATCCATTTTGGTTTCTAATTTTTCTGCATAATTAACATTAGTAGTCACTATACCCTCTCCTTGTCTAACTCTTTTATATTGTATGCTTGTTCTTAAAACACCTGTATCTACTCTTGGTGGATTTCCTTTAGATGAGGCAATATGTATTTTTTTTCCTCTTTCATACTCTTTGCCTGTCGCTGGAGAAGTAGTCATCATTAAAGCAATTTGATTCCTGAAATAACTACCTGTTGCATCTACCCAACGATTTTGTCTAACAGCGTATTGTTTCGTGACTTTATTGACACGCTGTTTAATATCAGATGTTATGCTTACTTTAATTCCCAAAAGACACTCCCTCTGTTGCTAATATTTCTTGATATCTTTCTTTGCCCTCATCTAATATTTTAATGTTAGTAATATCAAATGCTTTAGACCTATAATATAAACGATATTTGGTAGTTAATGATGAATAATATCTTATGGTAAATCTATAACTTCCTGTTTCTCTAACTTGGTCAGCAAACATATTTTCGCTACCTGATAAATTTTCTACTTTGCCCCAAACTGTTGTTTCTGTACTCCATGTTGTTGATGTACCACCACCAGCATCTATACTGCCACCTAGAGTTTGTAAAGCGACTCTATTTCTAAATTCGCCAAGATACATAATTAACCAAGCACTCCATAATTAGAATTTGTTTTATAAGGATTTGTAGATAGATTTTTTATTACATAAGGCTCTAATAAAGATGTTGCAGAATAAGGTGCTTTTATATCTTTCTCGTTATCTCCTCTATGCTCGAATAAATAACTAGCATAAATTAAACACGCTTGTTTTATTTGTTGTGGAACAGCACTCTCTCCACCATATCCAGCCACATAACGAATTTCAAATCCACTCGTTGGTCTTAATCCTGTTGGATAAGTGATATTTCTTTGTAAACAAAATCGACTAGGCATACTTGCACTATCTAATCTATAATTTGAACTTGCCCAAGTAGTTGCTGTATCATCATCAGCATAATATTTAACATGAGTAATTGCAGAAACAGGAGAATAAGGCAAATTGATAGTAGTTTTAGCAAAATTCATATCAACACCATCATAAATACCCTCTTGAATAGGTACATTTTGGTCTGCTAAATCATCTATGAAAAAATCATAAGTTGTAGTACATAAAGTCCTACCTGTGTATTCTTTTGCCCATGAATCTACTGTTTGTTTAATAATCCCAAGAACTGTATCATCATCTGATGAGTCCACTTTGAGATATGCTTTTAATTGAGCTAAAGTAATCGCATTTTCAGTTTGTGCTGTTTGTATTTTAACTCCAGCCATGTTTATTCTCCTATGCAGATAATCCTACTGTTCCGTTAGTTCCCACCATAGGCATCTCAGCAAAAGCCATGTAGATATATTTAACATCATCTCCATTTCCTTTGCCATCTACAGTTACCAGTCTAAACCCATTGCTTTCAAAGTTTACAGTACAGTTTGTTGATGAAGTGCTATCATCATATTTAACTGTTCTTGTTCTTTCCCCACCTAATCCATAACCTGTTAATCCTGAGATTTTTGTAAACCAATTTTCTGCATTAGTTGCATTTTTAATCAATATCCATTTTGGTCTAAAGCCACAATACACTTTAGTTCCTCTCACATTACCTGTGCCTGTGTAGAATCCAAATTTACTAAATCCTTGCACTTCTGCAAAACAATAAGCTACATAATCATCACCACTTTTATTGGTTGTATTGTGGCTTTTAACTGAAAAAACTGTACTCGTAGGTGCTGTGTCATTCCAAAATGTATCTGCATCTGCCCAAGTAGAGCCATTTGATGCAACTTCTAGGTTATCTGTCCAAGGGTCAGTATAATAAAGTGTACTTCCATTACCATATCCACCATAATCTGCTGTGTCCATACTTTTAGTTATAATTGTTTTAGGAACTGCACCTAATCCGTGTCCAAGAGTTGTAGCACTACCTGTTCCTGTATAAGTGACTATTGAAAATCCAGCAGTAGTGTTTGCTTGTACTGTTGATGTAGTAGCACCATCAGAATTTGAGGCAGTAGTTCCACCATTTGCTTTCCAACAAGCACCAACATAACTATAACTAGCATCATTAGTATTTTCTATATTTCCAGTTAAAGTAAATCCATCTGATGTATAACTAGCTACATAAACTGTTGTATTAACAGTATTTTGTCCACTCGGAATCCAATTTTTAGCTGTGCCTTGTGTTGAGTTATTAAATACTGGGTGTCCTGAGCCACTATAATTTTTAATCCAAAGAGAATCAGGTTTAAAACCCATTCCTGTAATTGTAGTTGTAGTATCTTGACCTGTCCATGTAGGGCAATCAAAATGTACTGATGGTTTTGCTATTGTTGTAAATGCCATGTTAAATTCTCCTATCCATAATTTCTAATATTCTTTGTGTTTAATCCATAGAAACCTGTAGGGCAATTATATTCCCATTTTGACTTATCACCTGTACTAGATGTACCCTGTGATGAAATTGCTGTTGTTCCAAATCTTCCCTCGCCAAAATTGCACCACAGAGTTTTGTTTGCGTTGTCTGCTTGATTATTTACTGCTGTGACATTCACTCCCCAAAATTCATCTCCTTTAGCAAATGATAATCCAGCATTAGCACCTGTTGCTGGGTTTCCAACATTAGATGTGCCAGGGGCATTAAACCATGTACCATTTCTACCCCACCATATCTTAGATGTAGCTGTTGATAAATCGAAAGCCATCATAATGATATCGTTAGCACTTGCTGTAGTTCCATAGTTTACAGTTCCACCACCACCAGCATCTATAATATTTGGTGTGCTAGTCATAGGTTGATAGCTAATTCCCTCACAACCATTACTTCCTGTTTCATTTCCTGGAATTGCAGTAGACCCTGAATTTATCCATACTCGTGAGGCATAAGTACCATTTTTATAAATACCTATAGTAACCCCATTACTTGTTGTTCTGTCTGTTTCTACTTTAAATTCTGCATACCATTTTCCATCTTTTACCATCAATGTGCTATTTGCACCTGTAGCAGTAGTTGATGTACCTAATGTAGCTGTGCCAGCATAAGTCACATACGCATTATATGATTGATTAGGGTCTAAAGTGCAAAAGTTATTAGTTGGTGTAGAGATAGATTGTTTTAAATCTCCAGTAACAGAAAAAGTAGTACCATTTCCACTACTATCAGTACCTAATGCACTACTATTCTCGAACTTTAAAAACCAACCATTCGTTCCATAAGTAATTCCTGTTGGAGCTAGTATAGGTTTCCATTCTCCTGTCGTGCTGTCAGTTTCACCAAATACTGTTGGTGCTAAAGCTGACCCATCAACATTATGAATATGAGCTAGATATCCCTCATTATTTGAAGATGAACTATAACTTTCTCCAATTTTCCAACCATTAGAAGTACCTGACATTTCTTTATTCCATTGCCAATCTGTATTCGTTGATGCTTATGTTGATGAT